TATAAAGGGTATTGAAATTGTAATAATATTGTATTGTATATAACGCATAATGTAATACGTGTATAGGGTAATATAGGGCTTTTAAGGGTTCAGCGTTGCAGAGACGGGTTTTCCCTTCCAAGTTATTGTAACTCCCCAGGAAAATCCTGTAACGGTTTATGCAACGGTCATTTCAGTGCCGAGCCCCGCGTCAAATCTAGAATTTAGAGCGGTTCCGGCGGTAACAATCATCAAGTTCTTGGTCGGAAAAACTGTCCGGCAATTCTTTGGAACAAAGATCAATGGCCGCATGATTTCCCGAGATTGTTTTGTACATTGTTGGGCCCCCAACTAGACCCGCAAAAGCCGGGGACTTAACTAGACTTGGCCAAGCTATGACCATGCCGATAAGGCTTGCAACACCAATTCCGATAAGGATATTATTTTTCATGACTGTACTCCAATAAGGTTAGGGTTGAAATTAAATGCCGCCAAAAGATTTAAGAACAAGGGAAACAAAACTTGCGATGAAGCAAGACTTGGAAGATGCCCGAGGTTGGGCTCAACAAGACTGGGACCCCCTAACGCAACAACGGCTTGCGGCGGCAGCACAGGGCGAATCTTCCCCATGGTTGGGAATAAAACAATGGGCAACTGAAATCCCCATGAATATGAATATGCGCGGCTCGGACGCTTATGCAAACGAAGCCATTGATGAAAGGGAAGCAAAGTTTCAAGCCGAAATGGAAAGGCTAAGAAATCTTGCTGACCAAAAGGAAGCCGGGAAATACGACGGTCCAATAATTCCAAAGAACATTTGGTCGGGAGTTCGATAACTTCCCTAGAAAGAAGGAAGGGAATAAGACGCATGGGAATGCGTATGTAACTAGCGCATATCATTTGTTCCCCCCTGTAGGTAGATATTTCGTCAATACCTCTAGTATAACACCACGAACCATGTTCGGCTCACAATTTAATTTGTCGTGATTCAATTTGTAACGGTCAAAACAATCCTTTCCCGGGGAAGCGACCGGGGTTATGAGTTCATGCTGAATAAGTATCTCAGCAATTTCATTCCAATTAAATTCTTTGAGTTTGGTTCCTTGCACTGTTTTGAACCAAAGGTCGGTTAGTTTGAAAGTTCTCATTTGGAAATCCTTTCGGTTAGAGTTTTGGAAAAAAGTCGGTCTGAAAAGAAGGAAGGGAATAAGATGCGTGGGAAATTGCATACAACTAACGCGCTAAATATAGCCGGGTCCGCCGTGCTTTGCACTTGGCGGTCGAAAAATTCCCCGGGAATTTTCCGAACCCCGACGCCATGGCCCTTGGCCATGGCCTTGAATTCCCCGCCAATACTTGGCCATGGCCTTGAACCGGATTCGGCCCCCGGGCCTTGAACGGCCATTTTCGGGCCCCCCGGCCCCGCCATTGAACGCGCCGGGTTCGGCCATGATTCCGGTCGGGTTCCCGGATTCAACGCCATGGCGGCCCCGTTTTGTTCGGATTCAGGGCCATTGATTGAACAGGTTCGGGCCATTGATTCCGGTCGGGTTCCTTGAACGGCCATTTTCGGGCCCCCCGGCCCCGCCATTGAACGGGTTCGGATTCCGGGCCCTTGGCCATGAGTCAAGGAAACGGGGCCCTTGGCGGGCCCCCTGAATTGGTTTGTTTGAATTGGTTCGGCGTGAATCATCGGCAAATTTCCTGAAAATTGGAAATCGTCCCGTCAAGTCTGAAAATCGGGTACGTTCGGCAAATAACGCAAACCCGGGCCCCGTCGGGTTCGGCCCGGCAATATTCAAGTCCCCGGTCTGATTCCGTCGGAACCCGGTCGGGTTCGGCCCGTTGTGGGGCCAAACCGCAACCGCCAATGGCCAAGACAATGGTCATAATTATGATTTTCACTTGGCCCCCCCTTTGAACAATCCACTTGTGGCGTTCCCGTCGGAATCACAAGTGAAAGCCAAGTCTTGACCTTTGATTCGGTTCCAATGTTCAAGGTCAAGCGTTCCCCCCGAAATTTTCACGGCCCCCAAGGCTTCGTGAAACTCGAATTCAACCGGGGCCCCTTGTTCAATCGTCATGCAACAAGTCTCATTGAACCAAGTTTTGGCCCCCAACAAGTTGCAAATGTAAAACGGGATTGATTCCCCCGTTGCACCGACTCGAATCACGCCTTGGCCGCCGAATTGGTCAATCCAACGGACTTGGCCATTATGCCGTTTTGGTTTTGATTTTTTCACGTTTCCCCCTTGGTTTTGGTTTTGGTTTTGGTTTTGGTTGATTGGCATTGACTGAAAATCCAAGGCCTTGAATTGATTGAACCAATTTCCTCGTTTCCTCAATCGTCCCGGCCTGATATTCCGGGTACAGGTTCAACGCATATTTTTCAGGATTCACGGGGCCATTTTTCAACGCGGTTTGTGGCGTTTTGCCAGTGTATCCCCCGCCGAAAATTCCAAGGGTTTTGGTCTCGAGTTGAATAATATAAATCCATTCAAGGTCCCCCTGATTTCCAAGATGTTTGGCCGTGAATTCCTCGGGGAATTCGGCCTCAACTCGGGCCCCTTGGCCGTAAATTGAAGTCGATTCCCCAATAATATTCCCCACAAGTTGATCGACGTTGACGGGTTTGATTTCCCGTTCCTTGAATCGGGCCGCATCGTCAACGCATTGGCCTTGAGACTTGGCCATGGCCCGTTGAATCAGGTTCAAAACGTCCGTTGGGTATCCGTCGGAATGCTTATAGAGTCGAGTCGTTTCCGGGCCGTTGTATTTTCCGTTTCCTGTTATAATTATGATTGATCGGGTACTCATTGAATCCCCCCGTCGTCATCTTGGAACGCCTTAAGGGCCAAGGCCTCAATAATTTCCCCGGTTGATTCCTGATTGATTGAATTTTCATTCAAGTCCACAACGGCCCCGAGTTGAATTTTCCCGGCCAATACGTCAAGGGCCAAGGTCAACGCGCCAATGGCCCCCCTTAAATCCGCCGGGTACGGGTTTTGAACCGCAAATTGGCCATTGGCCATTTTCAGGTACAACGTGAATTTTCCATTTTCCTCTATAATTTTACAAAACTCATGATTCAGTAGCATTTTTTTCGGTTTTGGTTTTATTGTTTTAAGTGAATTCATAATTTCCCCCGTCGGAACAAGGCCCCGACTTGGCCCTTAAGTTTCCCGGGGAACAATTTCCCCGGGTTTTGATTTAATTATGCCGCAACAAAACTCATGGCGGAATCAAAGGCCCGTTGATTCACAACGCGGTTGTCCCCGAACCAAAGGGAATCCATTCGTGTATCTTGGGTTCGGCCCTGATTGTAACTTAAGTATTGAGTCACGCCATTGTAGAGGCCCCACATGGTTCCCCGAACGCCTTGAACGTCTTGACCATGGCCCGCTACAAACAGTTGATTGATTTCCGCTGTCAATTTTTCACGCGCCAAGATTTCCCGGTCGGTTTGTGCTGATTTTCCGTTGTAGAATACTAGGTCAACGTATTTTTCAACGTCCCCGGCATTAATGCCAGTTTTGGCCATGGCCCGGTATTGTTCGGCGGTTGCCTCAAAACTTGAATTGGCGGCATTGATTGAATCCCTCAATAAATCCAAGTTTTGTACTGTTTGACTTGAGTGGAATACTCGAATCAGTTTTGAATCGGCGGAATTGTGCGCCATTGCCAACGTATTGGCACAAACAACTCGAATTGGCGTGAATCCAACTCGAATTCCCGTGATTCCGTCGTGTCCGTTACTTAGCATTAAATATTTCCGAACAACGTCCCCCTTGACGATTTCCATTTCCGGTTGATTCAGGGCCGCTAAAATCCAGATTTTCTGTCCCATTCTGAGACTTCCGGCGGTTTGGAAGTTGCACAAACCCGAATCGTGAAATGGTTTGAAAAATTCCAAGGCCTCGGCGTTTTGTAGTGGTTTGTATCGTTTCCCGGCGTACCCTAAAACGCTATTGTCTGAATCCCGAACCAAGGCATTGTTCGAGACTTCCGTTCCGTCGGCCAAGTACAACGGACGTTTTGAAACAGTCCAGTCAAGGCCCGCCAATTTTAGAATTTCCTCAATACTTGGCGCGTTTTGTATAACTTGGCCAAGGCCGTGCCAAGGCGTTTCCTTGACTGAAAACATATTTTCGACTTCGTGACTCATAATTTCCCCCGTCGATACAAGGCCTCGACTTGGCACTGAATTGGTTGATACTTCTTATTCGGAACGTCCCGAACAAAACTTAAGGGTTCGGCATAATATTAAGTGATTTATTTTTCAGGCCCGAACGTCTAGCGGTTCCCGCCATGGCCCTTGGCCCTTGGCCAAGGCCGCCAAGTATTCCCGGGGAAACGGGCCCGCGCCTTGGATTCAGGGGCCCGACTTAATATTATGCGTGAAACCTTAAGGGCCAAACCCTTGAATTCAGGGGAACCAATGGCCAATGGCCCCCTGATTCAAGTATTCCCTGGGAAATTGTCCCAATTTTCCTGAATTTCCTGGGGAAATTCGATTTTTTCAAAGATGGGGGGTGGGGGGGTCGCGGTGAGTTTAGATTTAATATCTACGCGCCCGCCATATAAAAAATTCAAAGAATGTACTATTATGACGCGCCGTATTGCATAGCGCAAAGTTCTAGTTTACTATTAGGTATAACCTCTACTAAAGGGAATTTATGAGCCGCCTAGCCGACGACATTGATGACATAATAAGGAAGTTACAATACCTCAAGGACTTCGGACTCCCGGATTCTGAGGAACGTCGCCACGCTGAAACCTTGGCGCAAAACTCTGTATTCCGGGAAACGATTAACCAATTACATTTAGAATTAAAGGGTGCGCGGGCCGAGATTGCTCGGTTGGGATATACCTATGGGGAATTGTTACGTGACATTGAAAAGGCCAAGCCATGAAACTCCCCCTATCATTTTTCAGGATTAGAAAAACTTGTTCCGAGAACTTCTACATGGTTGATTTCTGGGAAAACTCTGAGCCTTATGATTGCTTTGCAATCTCTGTGAAGCGCAAGAAAGCTTTTATTAAGTCGCTTGAGAAAGAACGCAAGCGTTTAGGATTTGAAATAATTGATGAGACGGGAGTTGTATGAGCGACTTAATTCATTACGAGAAAGTCACAGAGCAAGACAAAAAGTTTTATAGTGTTGTCAGTAAATTTACTGTTTTGAATTTGCGAAACAAGTTTAGAGTCACAGAAAATGACGGGGAGTTTAACCTTCAAGCGACTAGGGCCAACGGGCGTATTTATCAATACCTTGCGACGTTTGATTCTTTGAAGGAAGCCGAAAACTTTATTTTCACAACGGAATCCTGGGACGCCGTGGACTACCTAGAGGGGACATAAAATGAAACTAACTTTCGATAAGTGTTTAGACGACGATGAGTATGAGGCTTTAGTTAATACTATAAAGTTTGCGCCAATCACTCGAGACAAGATCATGATTCAGTTGGCTTTAGCTACCGGGGCACGGGCGCAAGAAATCTTAAATATCAGGAAGAAAGATTTGATGACCAAGACAAAATCTGTTAGGGTGTATGGATTAAAGGGCTCATTTGACCGCGATATTCCCCTCAGACCTGAATTATTTTCGAGCCTTCAAAATCTTCCCACCGAAAAGTTATTTCCAATCTCATATCAGCGGTTATATCAAGTGTTTCAGGATTTTGCTCCGAGGAAACACGCGCTTGATAAGAAGTTAAAGACGTTTCATTGTTTGCGGCATACGTGTGCGATTCGGCTATACAAAAGGACAAAGGACGTGAAGGCGGTTCAAATGATTCTTGGTCACAAGGATTTAAGGAATACAATGATCTATGTTGATTTTGTTTATTCGCAGGAACACTTGCGGGAAATCATGGACGTTTAGTTTCGCTTTCATCTTCCAGGCAATAGCACCCGACGGGCGGGTTCTTAGTTGGGCAAATGTATGTGCATTTATTTACTTCGGGGTGTGTGCATGAGGTTAGTAGGGCAACTGCAAGCGTGAAGCAAAGCCCGACGATAATTAGGAACACAACAAGTCGCAGGAAGTTAGCTAGATTGTGTTGGCTCATTCTTCCCTCACGTTATGAACGGGACAATGGCGCGAGTTTATTTCATGACAGATACACTCGGGTTCGTCGCTATTTATTTCCCTGGCCCTTCGGATATATTCATCGTGACCTATGAGGCCTAGTTGATATGCGGTTTTAATATTAAGAAGTTCATTGAACTTTGCGGTAAATTTTTTCATTTCGTGTTCGTCACTCATGGGGAGTCGTCGCCTATTTCTTGGTGTTCCAGCGTGATACGGTTGTGGCGGATACGCCTATGAGGCGGGAAATTCCTCGGCAAGAATAGCCGCGCTTTAAGAGATAACGGGCCGTGGCCTTGGTTTGCGCCGCCGATGCCTTGCCGATTGATGATTTGCAGTTTGGACATATCACCCTACCAATCTAGCGGTAAAGTTCGGCAAACCCAAGTCCAGGTAATTGCCAAGGCCAGGATTGCTAGGCCAATAAGAATTTGCGACCAATCTAGATTCATAAAAATTCCCCTTTAGTTCTTGACTGTATGGCATAGGTCTGGGTGAATTGCAATGCTACGAGGTTACTCGTAGAATATTGTAATTGGGGGATATATTAGTGGGTGAAACTGCCGGGGAAATGGAAGTACAAACGAAACGGGACCGCTTGGTCGCCTGTTTTAATGAGGATTCTGGGATTGGGAAGGCTCTAGCGAGTATTCCCGAGGAATTGCAGATCAAGGACGAAACCGAACTTGCTAGACTGTTTAACCCTACTCCCCTGGACTACGCCATGAAGAAAAATCTATGGACTTTATTCTATGAGGCCGAGGCGACGGGGTTCTATAAACTCAAAGGGACGGACGTATATGGTGGGGTTTGTTCCAACTCTTATTTCTACAATCAACTACTTAAAAACTCGCCCCGGGTTGCTTGGTTATTTACTCCGACTATAGACACCGAGGCTTTAATCGAGGAAGCCTACAGATATTCGTTTCAAAGGGTCCGGGACGACATTTTGTCGATGCCCGTGACGGAAAAGACCGCCCCGATACTTCTAAAGGCGTTTCAGTATTTTGCTGATAGGCACTTAGGTCCAATGGTCCATAAAATTGAATCTAGGAACCTAAATGTTGAGGTCCAGGGCGGGAAAATGGAAACTCCGACGGACCCCCGTGAGATTGAGGCCAAGTTGAAAGAGATTCGGGCCAAACTTCAACCATTGAAAGACGTGACACCACAAGATGAGTGAATGGTCTAAGGAAGAATACAATAAAAAGGTCCAGGAACTCAAAGAACTCGAGGAACTTCAAAAGTTTCACGATGGGCTTCCGCATTTGTTTAGTTACAAGTTTTATCCATGGCAGCGGAAGGTTTGGGATTCAACAAACCGGGAAATCTTTGTTTGTAGTGCCAATCAGGTTGGAAAATCGACCGTGGCCATTAGAAAGAACATAAGGCTTTGTACTGAGCCGACTTTGTGGCCAAAATTCTGGCCGAATCTAGCAAAGGGCAAGGCCCCGAACTTATTTTGGTATTTTTACCCAACTTTACCGCTTGCAAATACGCAATGGGAAACTTCATGGCTTCCGCTCATGCCAAAGGGCGAATTTAAGAATCACCCTCAGTTTGGTTGGGAAGCGGTGTACGAAAAGGGTAATATTAGTAAAATTCGGTTTAATACAGGGATTCAAATTCAATTTCGCAGCTATTCTATGAAGATACGGGATTTACAGGCCGCCTCGGTCTACCATATTACTTGTGACGAAGAACTTCCCCAGGAATACTTACCCGAATTGTCTGCCAGGCGAAACGCGGTAGATGGGGCGTTCCTCATGGTCTTTACCGCGACCTTGGGACAACTGCATTGGCAAATGACAATGGAACCGCCGACCAAGGAAGATGAACGTCACAAGGACGCTTTGAAGATTTCCGCTAGTCTATATGATTCCCAGCATTACGAGGACGGCACCCCGAGTATGTGGGACCAAAAGAAGATCAACGCCGCTATTGCAAACTGTCCTACTCCCCAGGAAATTGAGCGGCGCGTGATGGGTCGCTTCGTCCGGTCGTCGGGTTTGCGAATAGAATCTTTCGACCATGAAAGAAATCGGAGTGAAAATCACCCGACGCCGAAAACATGGAGTCACTGGGGAAGTGTTGACCCCGGAACGGGCGGTCAGAGTGGGCACCCGGCGGGTATGGTTGTGGTTAGTGTGAACCCAGATTTCACCGAGGGTAGAGTTACACGCGCAAGACGTATGGACGGGATACCTACGGCAGCGAGTGACATATTAGATGAATACCGAAGATTGAAAGCCGGGCTAACGATGACCGGGGAAGTCTACGACTGGGCCGCTAAGGATTTTTATTTAGTTGCGAGTAGGCAAGGTGAAAGATTCATTCCCGCAGATAAGGGGCGTGACGCCGGGTTTGGTTTATTGAATACATTATTCAAGCGCGGTAAATTAAAAATTCAAAGAGACGACCCCGAGTTAGACAAGCTTGTTTACGAGATTGCGACACTTGCGGTTGATGCGGACAAGAAGTCTAGCGCAACACAAGACGACCTTGTTGACGCACTTAGATATGTTGTTCAAGCTATTCCTTGGAGTTTCCCCGAGGAAGAAATTGATGTAAATATTCCGGGTGAGTTGAGGGAAGAAAGAAAGCCGAAAGTCGAGTTGACCGACGGCCAGAAAAGGCGAGAGTGGTTTATGGGCGGGTCCAAACCTACCGATGATATGCAGGAAGAATTTGACTTTTGGAATGATTTAAGTGGAGCATCTAATAATGACTTTTGACGCGAAAGATTTAATTCGCGTTCTAAGGGCTTGCAACCAGGCTAGAGTTTCCGAATTGAAGATTGGAAACATCGAAGTTAAGTTTGTCGCGGGTGAAACCGTACAGACAAAAATAAGACCGAGTGAAGTCGATCTTATGACTGACCAAGAACTTAAGGAAGCCGAACAGGAAGTTAACATAAGTGAGAATCTCACTGAGGCCGAGGACCGTCTTGATCTTTTACAAATAGACGACCCAAGTCTTTATGAACAACTCGTCATTGAACGGGAATTAGAGGACCGTGGAAGAAACGAAATCACCCTCGATTGATGAGCTAAACAGAATGTTTTTGGACGGGGAATCCGCCGATAGCGACCTGTACGCCGAGCAAAGGTCTAACTGTTTGTTGGCCTCGGGCGACCATTATTCAAGGAAAAACTCGAAATGGCATAACAGGCTTCGGGAATCTAAAGAGATTTACAATGACCAAAAGTTAAGGCTCACAAAAAATCATATACACAAAATTACGCGGACCTACGAAAACAACATAATGTCACAATCCCCGGGAGTTGTTCCTACGCCGAATAACCCCAAAGAGTTAGCTGACCAAAAATCTGCCCAGCTAAACAAATCCGTTTGGGAGTACGCTAAGACCGCGCAACATTTACGCATGAAAACGCATTCTTGGTGCAAGGATTTCATAGAAATCGGGGAATGCGCTGCAAAGGTATTTTGGGACCCTTTGGCCGGACGATTCAGGGGATACGAACAAGAAATTGGTGAGGACGGGCAACCTGTATTCGACGAGGCCGGGCAACCGAAGTCTAACGGGAAAGCGGTATTCACGGGCGACCTAGTATTTGAAAGAATCCTCGGATTCAACCTAATACGCCCGGCGGAAGCCAAGACCATGCAGGAAGCAAGATGGCTTTGTTCCCGGAAAATGGTTCACATAAATGACCTAAAAGCCTTAGTCGGGGACGACGAGGAAAAGAAGAAAAAAATCCAATCTACCCAGGACGAAACATTTTTTGTTTTCGACGGGGCCAAGGGTAATTATTCAAAGTCTGAAAACCAAGCTTTAGTGAAAGAGTGGTTTTTTCGGCCTTCGTATGACTATCCTGACGGTTGGTTTGTAATTCAAACTGGGGAAACGAAACTAGCGGAAGGGCCCCTTCCTTTTGGTGTGTTTCCTATATGCTATGAGGGATTTGACGAGATTCAAACTACTCCCCGGCATCGGTCCATTATTAAGCAATTAAGGCCGTATCAATACGAGGTGAATAGAGCGGGGTCAAAAATTGCCGAACACCAAGTCACTTTAGGGGACGATAAGGTTATTTTACAAAACGGGGCCAAGGTTACAAACGGCCCGAATTTGCCCGGGATTCGCACGATGTTCGTGACCGGACAAACGCCAACAATCCTTGAAGGTAGGGCCGGAAATCAGTTCCTAGAATATGTGAATTCACAGATTGCGGAAATGTATCAAGTTGCAAATATTCCCGAGGACGCGGCGGAAAAGGAAGGCGGGGACGCTTTTGCCAATTTATACCGCTCAGTCAGGGACAAGAAGAAATTTGCGATATACGCCGAAAAATTTGAAAACTTCCTAGTATCTCTTTGCACGGTTTATCTACAACTTGCCAAGGAATACTTTGACGAGGAAATGCTAGTCCCTGCTATTGGGAAATCTGAATACATAAATATAAGTGAGTTTAAGAATACCGAGCCATTACAGTTTCAAATAAAAGTTGAGCCAATGACTGAGGACACCACTTCAATGATGGGTCGTCATTTAGTTTTGAATCAAATTTTGCAATATGTGGGGACTAACTTAGACAAGGATTCGATTGGGAAGATGATTCGGCAAATGCCGTTTGCTAATTCCGAATCGGCGTTCGATGACCTAACTTTGGACTACGACGCTGCCGTTAATATCCAATTAGCTTTAGATCGAAATGAGGAACCCCATATTTCAAAAAATGATAATGGCGAGTATATTTTGAAGCGTTTGGCGGCTAGGCAAAAGCAATCGGACTACAGGTTGCTTGCGCCCGAGATTCAACAACGGTACGACCAACTTATTCAAATTTACGAGAAAATGGGAGCGGATAGGCTTGAGGCTATTAAGCAAGCGCAGAATGAATTCATTCCGGCGTCCGGGGCGAGTATAAAATGCGACTACTACATACCTGACCCGAACCAACCTAACCGCTCAATTAGAGCAACGGTTCCGGCGGAAGCCTTGAATTGGTTAGTTAAGCGGCTTTCGGAGCAAGGAAGTTCACAAGAACAACTTGCATTGCAAACGCAACAAGTACAGTCTGAAATCGCAAGGAAGCTTATGGAAAAACAACAACCACAACAATCTCAAGGAATGGGTGAGGGGCAACAAGTTCAAGGGGGACTACTGCAATGATGACAAGCAATTCATCGGAACCCGTAGACACAACGGGAGTTAACGCCGCAAGCTTAACTCAAAGTGTAGAAACAGAAACAGCAACAACACCGGAAAGTATATCTGACGACACTACGTCGGAAGATTTAGAGGGTAGTACAAAGCCCGAAGTTGTTACGCCCGAATACAAACCAAACTTCAAATTCAAAGCTTTTGGAAAAGAGCATGAGGTTGAGGAATTTTGGCGGCCCTTAATTAAGGACCCAGAATCCGAAAAGAAAGTGAATGATGTATTCACAAAAGCCTACGCCTTTGACGACTTAAAAACTCGGCATGAGGGGACCCAGCAAGAATTCACCGAAGTCTACAATGAATATACCGCCCTTGACCGAGACGTTAGGCGCGTGACTTCATTTTTGAACAACGGGGACCTAGACAATTTCTTCAAGGCGATAAACTTAGACGCCGCCAAGGTCTACGATTGGGTTGAACAAAAAATTGAAATGGACAATCTTCCGCCCGCGCAGAAACACGCTTTAGAGTCGCAAGCTTTAGAGCGGCAGCGGGTGTATGATTTACAATTAGAAAAAAATGAACTCCAAGAACAATACCAACACCAAGCGGTCCAGGCCCGGACTATGCAGCTAGAAATGGTATTGAATCGACCCGAAGTCTCACAAGTCGCAAGCGCGTGGGATTCTAGAGCGGGCGAACTTGGCGCATTCCGCAGACAAATTGTCGAGGAAGCGCAAAGGGCTTGGTACGTCGATAAACAGGACATTTCTGCGGAACAAGCCGCGCAAAGGGTCCTGACAAAATACGGGAAAATGGTTGAAACCGGGGGGATTCCGTCGCAAGCGGGAATGCCACAAGCACCCCATGTTTCTACGCCTGGACCGCAAGTTCAGAATAAACCCGTGATTCCTGCGGTACAGGGGCGAGGGACTTCCCCCATAAAGAAGTCGCCAACATCAATCGAGGACCTTAAACAAATGGCCAAAGACCTTGGTGCATAGGTTTTCGTTAATTAACTAGGGAGTTTCAAAATGAGCACAAATCGTTCGTTCCAGGCTATGCTAAATCAGTATTTGCCTTTAGACCTGTTAAAACAAGAATTTATCAAGCGTGACTATCTCATGCAAAAAGTAGACCATATAGAATCTTGGAAGGGTGGGGAATTAATTATCCCATTTACTGGCCAGATTGCTACGTCTATTGAGTTTGGGCAGCTAGCCGCACAATCAGACATAAGTCAACACAAATACGTAAGGGGTTCCATTTCGGTACAACCGGAAACTTGGAGTTCACTTTCATTCGCCCACCGTGATCTTATGGAACACGACGGTCGAATCCCCGAGAGTACATTCCTCAAGATTCTGCCAGATCAAATAGAATCCATGATGATGTACTACAAAATGGTTGTTTCTACCCATTTATTGGGTGGGCCGCACTTTGATAGAGCGGTTGGAAACGGTACAGTTGGCGGGGTATTACCCGTAGCGCGTATTGACCGATACAACAAGGACCAAAAGATCGTGTTGCAAGATAACGATACGGCGGCGGCTACATATTACGTCATAGACGTGAGTGTGTATGACGAGTCGATCACAGTATCCGCAACTCGAGGCGGCGGTGCCGCTGATATTTCGGCCTACTCGTTAGCCGCTGCGACCAAGGTTTATCACCCGGGAGCATTAACAGGTGCGATGACTTCGCTTCCAAGTCAAATGTTGTCACTAGCAAACGGCGGAACTGCAAATTTGTTTGGCCAGGCTAAAACAGATCACCAATTTTTACAGTGCCCGAATCTGGACGGCAGCACGATTTCAGCGTCGAATATCCTCGAAAAAATCTTCGACGGGTATGTACAGCGCATGAAGCTTGCAAAAGGCGGGAAAGCACCGGAAGTCCTAATGAGTTTCAAACACTTCGGTTCTTGCTTGAAGTTGCTTGAATCTCAAAAGGGCCCATTCAATGTTGTACCAAACTCACGCAAAGTTGGCGTATATGGTTGGGACACTATTGAAATCGGTAGCGTTTCGGGACAGACCATTACCCTTGTGGGTATCCAGGAAGCTGACGATAGTCATATTCTGTACTTGGATTGGAGTAGTGTGAAATTCTACTCGAACGGCCTATTTAAGCGGCGCAAGGCCCCGGACGGGAAAGAATATTACGAAGTACGCGAAACTACTGGGTATTTCTACATTTTGGACCATTGCCTTTACGGCGATTTAGTCCTAACTGCCCCCTGGAAAAACGCGATTTTAACGAATATTCCTAACTACTAAGTTTAGAACGGCAATACTTGGGGCGGTGTGAAAGCACCGTCTCAAAATAGTTGGGGGTTAAGTGATTGATCTTATCCTCAAGGATATTGAGGACCCGTATGTTCGGGAAAACTTTTTTAGGCTTAGTCAGTTCATCAACCGTCAAATATGGTTTGAGGGCGACTTTCAGCTATATGATGTAACTATTCCCAAGGAAGCGGATAGTTTCAAAGTTCGGCATGGGCTCACGTTTATTCCCGCCGATATTATCCCCTTGGCGGTAACAGGGGACTATAATTTTTATTTTAAGTACAAAGATTTCGACACTGAAAATATGTATATCAACGCTTCGGGTCCAGTACGGATTAGGTTCTTAGCGGGAAAACTTAAAGATCAAATTAAGAACAAACTATCTGCGAAGGGGCTTCCTTTTGTTGCTCCCGGGGACATTGTAGGTCCGGCTAGTCCGGGTTTTGTTTATATGGCCATTAACGACAAATCTGCGGGTTTTTGGTTAACTTGGGGCAATGGAATGCCGAGCAATGTTGTGGGTGTTCCCGTATTATTTGGAAACGGTAGAATTATTCAAGTTGCAGTTGGGACCGAGCTAGAGGCGAACTATACGCTTGGAATTTATCAACATGAGGGAAACGGTATAAATTTAACTGAGTTGACTCAGGTCCCGATACTAAGCGGGGGCGACAAAAGAATATTGGTAGACGTACCCATTCAATATACTTCGGTCAACGTGCAGCTTGCGATGCGGCTCATAACGGGCAACACTAGAAATTTGGGGGCGGCACTTGTGCTAAAAGGGTCTGACGTATGAGTAAAATTTTACGAAATGATAACCCTATAAACTCGGTTGAAATATTCGACGCGGGCGTATCGGTTAGCGCAAACTCAAGCTATGCAATTCCGCCGCAGGACTATCCAACATTCGCAGCTTCAAGTGATGTTATCCGCGCACTTTCAAACAATGAATTAACTTTGAATGACGGCGGAAATGACATAACTAATTTGTCTAACGCTATTGATATTATCAAAGGTTGGTTTCCGGGAAATTCTACGGCGGCCACAAACTTTTTTTTTGACTATTTCGACGTTCCTGTTGGCGCAGGACCTCATACTTTATTTAGCTACAACGTGGCTTTTCCTGATACGATAGAACTCGGAAGATTGACTGTCAGTTGTCGCTTCGAGTCAAATTTTCAGGTTCTTAAGAATAGCGTGGTTATAGCCGATGTTAGGACGGGGCCCGCTAACCCAACGGCCAATTTCATTTGGTTTCCAACAAGGCCCTTTGATATTGGCGATTTAATTGAAATTATATTTGAGAAAAGGGCAGGGGCTCCCGATGTGTCAGTTGGCCTGAATCTTCAAGGCATAACGAAAACATTAACAGAATAACAAAGGGGAAATTTTATGGCAGATAAAAGACCAAGCTTCGCTTCACTAGAAAACGGGACTGAGGAAGGTTTAGCACTTAGGGCTATTCAGGAAGGTGAGGCGGTCGCAAGTAAAAATGGTGCGATAGGTATAGCGTTTCAAGACGTTTCTGGAAACGCCGCGCTCCCTGCTTTAGACGCAAGTGGAAATGTACCTGTAGTTGGCCCACTCACTGACACCGAACTTCGCGCAACTGAGGTCCCTGTTAGCTTAACATCAACAACCATTACAGGTTCGGTTGCGGTAACGGGCCCACTCACTGACACCGAACTTCGCGCAACTCCCGTTCCAGTTGTTTTTGGGACTGTGACAGGCAACGGACTTAAAGTTCGCGGCACTATTGTCGGAAATGCGGCATTATCAACGGTTGCGTCTTTGGCACTTGCGGTTGACGAAATTTATGAAAATTTAGATTTCATCGTTTCTTGTTTTCGTGATTGCCGCTTCCAAGTAATTTTTTCGGACAACGGCGCAGAGACAATTTTAGCCGATGCTATTTGTGGCCCCGGTGCATATTCTTTTCACGCTAACCTTAACGAACTGGAAATTGTAGCGGGTTCGACTGGGGCGCAGTTGTTACTTATCAAAGGCATTAACCCTAATGCTCCTTCTGATATGTATGCTTCCGCTTCCGTTAAGCTTGCATAAGGGGATTTGAATGGCGGATAACCCGCAGACTGAAATAGAAATATTAAATGACGTGGGCGCACCATTGCCCACGTCTGATTCTAATTTAACGAGTGGAAATCAGGTTTCAAAGATAAAGGGTGCATCAACCGGAACCGAGATTGGAAACACAAGTGACCGCCTAAGAGTTGAGGCGGTAATTGTCGCGTCGGTTGCGAATTTAGAAAAAACTTATTCTTGTACTACTCTTGACTTAAATGTTGCGTCAAATCCTACTGATATTTTTATCTTAAAGGGTTCGGCCACTAAAAAAATTAAAATAACTAGATTTTTATTTTCAGGTATTCAAACAAACTCAGGCGTTATTGATATTGTGTTAATTAAAAGAAGTTCTGACAACACAGGCGGCACAAGGTCGGCGGTAAATATTGTCTCAAGAGATTCAAGCGATGCGGCGGCTACAGCACAGGCTTTTGCTTATACTGGAAACCCGTCGGCACTTGGAACTTCGGTTGGAATATTACGGGCGGCGGCGGCATTACTTCCGAATAAAAATACTTCGGCGGCAATTTCATCGGCGTTATTTGAGTTTACGGCGGGACTAACAAAGCCCGTTGTTTTGAATAATGAAAATGAATATTTAGTTCTTAATTTGAATGGAAATTCTGTACCGGGCTCGGCATTAAATGTTGGCGCGGAATGGACTGAGGAATAATATGGCAAGCAATACAACCTACAATCCGCAAAACATAAGGGATTTTGAAAAATCCAAAATTTCTAAAGATGCAAGGGGTGTTTTGGGTACGGCGGCGGCGGGGGGCACAACCAACATTGATTTGGTTATGGGTAACGATGTTTTAATAACGGGCGGCGTATTCTTGGCACAAGGGGCGGCCTGGGGGGATACGGTTGATTTTCAAGTTGTTCACCCTCAAGCCGGGGTTGTGGCGCAGTTCATAACCGCTTGGTGTTTAGACCCAACCTCAGTTATGCAGCAACTACCAACGGCATCTTATCCAGCAAAGCTGGCCACGGGTTTAACGCTTCGAGTGGTGTATCATTCGATTGGCGGAACCGCCGTTGACGTAGGCGTTAACTACAACCTCGAAAGGGTTCTAGTGTGAGGAAAATAACCGTAGGGTTTTCAAGACCAAGGGCATGGTTCAAGCCCTTTTCCTGGGCAATACGGCTAGTGGAACGCACGAAATATTCCCATGTTTATTTGCGGGCTTATTCCGAAGGGCTAGACGTTGATCTAATTTATCAGGCTAGCGGGGCCCAGGTTAATTTCATGGGTATTAAAAACTTCCAAAACCATGCCGTATCTCTAGTTGAATTTGAGGCCGAAATTACCGAGGAAAAGCACAAGGCCTTCATGAAGTGGGCCATTATGAATTCAGGGGCTAAATACTCCCTGAAACAACCGCTTGGCATATTGCTTGTTAAGTTGTTTAATTTAAGGAACAATCCGTTCGATAACGGAAGATACGCTTGGGTTTGTTCCGAGCTAGTGGGGTTTGTCTTGGGGTCATTTTTGGATATGGAAATAAAAGAAAATCTCGAAACAATAGGTCCCCGGGGAATACATGACCTATGTCAACAACACTTAAAACAAATTGAGGTGGGACGATGAGCAATGACACAAATGCAGATGAACTACTAAGAACGCTTGGGAAAGAAGTTGTAAAACTATTTCGGGTCTATGACGGTAGCGATAGAGTGATTGAGAGTTATGAGGCCCTTGCAAACGCCGTAAACGGTGGGCCCGCGCTGAAAACTGAATACACATATATTGGTGTGACTACAAATGTTGAAAAATTGAAAGAATCTCTGACAGCGTGGAATTCGGCCTGGGACATTTAATAGGGAGTTATAATGGGAATATTTGACAGAAATCCTGACAGTGGTTCGATTGGAAGCCCCACGTCCCCAGCGGGCGGCGGCGGCGGAAGTGGTGAGACTAATACGGGTTCAAACCTTGGCGGCGGAAACGGTGTTTTCAGCGCGAAGGTTGCGGCAGATTTACAATTCAAAAGTTTAGTAGCCGGGACAAATATAACCATTACGCCGAGCGGAACCGAACTACTTATTGCGGCAACGGGCGGCGCAAGCTTCCCACTACTCGCGCCACTCGGAACTGCGGGCGCACCGTCATATAGTTTTACTGGGGACGCTGACACTGGAATTTTTTCAGCGGGTGCCAATCAACTCAATGTTACAGTTGGCGGCACTACGCGCATATCAGTTCTAGCATCAAGCCAAACAATTACGGGCACTACTATAATAGACGGTTCCCTTGCGCCCGGCGGTGTAACGGCTTCAAAGAATTTAGGGTCAAGTGGAAATCATTGGCTATTAACCTATTCAAAATTCTTTGTTAACAATATTGCGGGCGGGTATTTCGGCTCAGACTTTAATTTTGGTATCCCTGTAACATTTCAAAGCGGCCAATCAAATACGGCGGCAAATACGGGGGACACAACCGTTAGTTCGGGCGACCAGATTAGCGTCGGTTCCGGCACGGTCGGTAATTTAATTTTGAAATCAGGCTCAATTCTTGAGGCTACAAACAATAATAATAGCGGGAATATGCTATTTAGCATAGGAACCGTTGCGGGTGCGGGCGTACAGGGCGATTTTAAGCTTATTAAAACAGGCGACGTTACCGTGCAAGCGGGAATGGTACTCACGGCTAGCGCAGCGGACGGCACTTTTTATTGGGCTACACCAGGCGGGGGAGCCCCGACGGGAACGGCCAACACTTTAGCTTATTTTGATGGGGCGGGTGACTTAGCTAGTGATGCGGACGTGAGGTTTGATGTAACAAACAAACGCCTTAGCTATGTATCTATTTTAACGTCCGGTACATTTTCAATTACAGGTGAGGCGAATTTATCCCACGGTAAAGTTGAAGATTCGGGTAACATTACGAATTCAGCTATTGGTGGAATGGTTGGCGGATATGCGACGGGCGCGGCTTCAAACATAACGGTGGTCGGGACGGGCGCATTTGCCCATGGTTATGTCATTGGCGGCGGTAGAATTCGAGCACAAGGTCTAGGGTCTTTTGCAGTTGGATATGGCGGGGCTAATAGTTCTGGCGTATATGCCTTTGCGGACGGGTCCTTTGCTTGTGGTTGGTCTAACTCGGCGTCTAACAGTGCCCTAGCTACAGCTTCCGGGTCTTTTGCTCACGGTTACGTAACGGGTTCCAGTGCGAGCTTAGAGGCGGGCGGGCTTGGCTCTATGTCAAGTGGATACTGTGCGGCGTTTGGTTTAATGCGATCAACGAGCGCAGGGTCTCATATTTTTGGTAGGGCGTCGGGAACTACCGGACAGACAACTTTCAGCTCGTCAGGTAATGGCTCATTCGCAGCGGGCGGTTTTGCCTGTAACGTGGCTTCAAAAACCATAAACTTGGCAGGTGGTACGGGCTCAATATTCCTAGGGAGTATTACAGGCTCAAACACTTGGTCTAATTCGGGCGCGGGTTCCTTTTTAATTGGTTCATTCAGGACAAACACCATTATATCGAACAACTCTGAGGGCGGCGGTTTTATTGGCCAGGTAGGCGACGGCGGAAGATTTAATTCCTCGGCGGCACAAGGCGGACTTGCAATAGGGTATCACTTCGGTACAGCGGAAATACTAGGCGGCGGCTCATTTGTGTCAGGGCAAACAAGTAATGCGAATTGTATAATTTCAGCGGGCGGCTCGGGTAGCTGGGCGTCGGGGACTTCTACGACAAGCGGGTCTACGATTTCCACAACGGCCAACTCGGCATTTGCTAGAGGTCACGCAACATCGGGGCGGGATATAACGGCCTCGGGCATTGGCTCGGTAGCTTGGGGGAGTACGATTTCAAATAGTATTGCTTCCTCGGGAGCGGCAGCTTGGACCTTCGGAGATGACACTACAACGTCGGCGGACCTAGCAAATTCTTGGGGCCTTGGCCACGTCAACAACACATATTTGACTACTGTATTAGGTCGCTGGGCGGTAACGCCTACGGCTAATCTTTCTACCTGGGTAGCAACGGACCCTTTATTTGTAATAGGTATCGGGGCGAGTGGGGCCGCAAGGGCTAACGCTTTTGAGGTTATAAAAAATGGCCAAGTTAATTTTGTAGGAAAAGGAAAAATCGGAATAGCCGACGGAACTACTGATTTCAGCAACACTTGGGGAGCGGATATTCCGGGGCTTATATTTGATGTTGCCGATGCCGACGTTGCTGCGGCTTTCGGTGCGGGAATACTTTATAAAGGAACTAATTCTGAAAGTCTCGCGTTTCTAACTTCCGATCAAGCGGCAAGCGGTACAGCACCCCTCTACCTTGGTACTGGATACGTTACCGCCGGGACGGGAAGTGCCGGAGAAATCGGGTTGTACGGCGGAAACGCACAAGGTACTGCGGGGAATGGCGGTAGAATATTTTTAGCCGGGGGTCAGTCCACTAATGGCCCGGGCGGATATGTTACACTCAATGCGGGGACGGGCGTTGGCGGCGTTCAAGAAAATATTTACATGAACGCTGGGTCGTTAAGACTTCCTACGCCTACAGGGGACCCCGTGACGCTTCAAAACGGTATGATTTGGTACAACATAACTGCCAATCAACTTAAGGCGTATGTGAGTAACTCTATTGTTATATTGGCATAATTTTATAGGCTAAGGACGGGCCGCATAGGCCCATGGACGGGCCGCTTATTGACTTGGGCGGCTTAGGATAGAACAATTAAACTGCGGGGTCCTAATGCCCGTTAAAAAGGGGGAATACCATGCCAAGAATCTTTGGCGAAATTAAAGACGTATCACTTGAAAATCTAGCATCGGACCCGGTTGCAAATACGCAAGGTCGAATTTGGAATAACACAACCGAGGGTAAACCAAAGCTAGACAATGGGACCATTAAGCGGGCTCTACTCTTAAACAATGACAAACTATTTATAGGGAATTCCGGGACGGTTGCAGACAATCTGCGCCTCAATCGGGCGGCGGCTAGTGTGCTGCAATTATTGAAAGCTGACGATGTAACTGCCGAGGGGGCTTTGTCCGCCACGGGCCTAGCGCAACTTTCTTCCCGCTTAGAAAATTATGTTGATGCGGGGAAACCCGCCTTCGGAAATGCTGGGCGGCTTATTTTTGTAACTGATTTGAATGAAGTCCAATATGACAACGGCTCAACTTGGCTTAGTATTGCGGGTTCCGGCTCGGGCGGATTTGGCGCACTAGGGGTCACAGTAATAAACTCCAATACTGTGCTGACCTCGGGCGACGATAAGCGGATTTTACTTTGTGATTCTAGCGCGGGGAGTTTTACTATTGAGCTACCCACCCCTGTAACAAATTTCTTATTAACGGTTAAAGATTTGCTTGGGACTTTTGATGAGTTCCCCGTGACGTTAACAAGAAGCGCACCCGGGGATTTTATAGAGGGTCGGGCGGCAGACTACGATATGGTAGCCCCCCACGGGGCTTGGTCTTTATTTTGTAA